CTAATTACATGCGCCCTGTTTATCAAATAACAGGAAGCCTTCAAAAACATAGACATTCTTGCGCTTGAACAACGTAAATTGCGGATAAAGCATTTTAAAACGCTCTAAAAATTCCGCTTTCTTGTATTTATTGTCATAGTCGTAATGAAATAAATCCCATAAATCGATAACCTTTGTACACGTCATCGGCAGCACATCCGTTGCAATGTGATTTTTGAAAAACGTCGCAATGTCTTCGTCCAGCTGGAAATAGCGGTCTTTCTCCTTAACTTCTTTCCGCGCAGCATTTAAATCACTTACAACCTCTTTAACACCTTTTAATCCGTCAATTTCTTGTTGTATCTCGAATAATTGATCCCGTTGGAGCACATCCATTGTTTCAAACTGATCCTTCATAACCGCAAGCTCTTTTATGATTTCTTCACCTCGGCTTGCGTTATCAACAAGCATTTTTTCCATAGCTGCAAGCCGGTTTTCAACCAGTTGAGGCATGGTATATTGCCCCGTTGCGCGGATACTCGGCAAAACCTCGGAAGTAACCCATTTACGGAACGACCGCGCCTCCGGCTTATTCGACCGCATAATAAGCGTATACAAGCCGGATTCATTAACAATAATCATATCACGGTTTTGACCTGATACAAAAAGTTTTTGTACCAGCTTTTCGTCATCATCCAATTTTGCAACAGACATACTTACATCAGACAATTCTAAAACCTCGCAAACATCCTTTGCAACAAACCACGGCATATTTCCGATCATTACCGTTCTAACAGCACATCCCTTAAAATTTAATGGCAAAAGGCTTGATTCAACCGTACCTTGCAGAGCTGTGGTCAAATTCCGTTCTTTTTCAAGCAATGCCGCCAACGTCTCATTTTTACCGCCATCCCGGATAATAGCCAGCGTTTCTTCAAGCGAAAAGTCAGCCGGTACTTCCGGCGAACCGTTTGAAAGTTTCTCAACAATAGCATTTCTTAAGGAAAAATTTTCCTTAAGAAATCTTTCTCCATGACACCAATTCCGTACGGTACGATCTTCGACCCCGCACAATTCCGCAATCTCTTTAACTGTCATTTTTCCGCCTCCCGTCTTTGCCGTTTTTCGGCTTCTGCTAAAGTTTTGACGTGTTCAAAAATCACGTCTTGCATTTCCGGCGTTAGTTGTTCATATAGTTCCAAAAACTCTTTAGCCTTTGGATTATCAGAAACAAACATTTCACCTTCCCCTAATTCCAACCATTTTTTTGAAACATTGAATGTTAAACCTATAAGGTTGATATTTTGCTGTGTTAAAATATTCTTCCCTGTTTCAATCAATGATAAAGAATTCTGCGCCATCCCAATCTTTTTTGCAAATTCAGATTGATTTAAATTTAAAACCTTGCGCAGCTTTTTTAGTCTTTCTCCTATATCCATTTGAACCTCGTAAAAAAATAATATCATTTTTTAGAAATATTATCAATAAAAAATATCTTTCAGCGATATTTTTGCTTGACATATATTTGATTCAATGATAATATTTTATCATTGAAAGATACATTGTTATTACGGAGGCGCTTATGAATAAAAGAGATGAACTTGTAGAAATGTTTTGTATTTTATCAGACGAAACTCAAGATTCAATCTTATCACACGTTCGTTTTTCAGTACTCGCAGAAAATGCCGTGAAAAAGCAAATCAAAACGAGAAATCCTGACTTAAAAATTGAGCTTGCTACTGATTTACCAAACAGCCTAGCCCTCGCCGTCAATCACGGATAAAGCCGGTTTTACCGTCTTCTATATAAAGCAAGGAATAGCCGGACGGCACGGGGCCGACAGCGTAAGACTAACTGCGAAACGGTAAGCCGTCTTTTTTTGCTATGAGAAAAGGAAAACGAGAACCGCTGTATATCAACGGCTTATTTTACAAAAGTTTTTTTATCGCAAACATCGAAACCGGCATTTCCGGTGTAAGTTTTTGGAAAACACTCAAAAACCGGCACGGATATCCGGCAACAATACAAGGAAATTTTGTCGCTACTGCAATATGGGTACAAACCCGCAAAGCAGCCGCAAAAATGAGGTACGGACTATGAACGAAAAAGATTATCAACTCCAAGTACTGGATTTAAAAATTTCGCAGGCAATTGCGCTCATAAAAGAAAACAGAGAGCTTGAAGAGCAAAAAGATTTTTTCAACAACCTTCCCGAATGGGTAACGCTTGACACTGCCTGCAAACTGAAAGGCGGCGGAGCATTAGAGACCTATCGAGCAAAGCTCTTTTTGCAGCCGTGCTGCGGAACAAACGCCCAATATGTTTGCGGACGTAAAAGCTGGCATAAACAAGATGTTATAGAGTGGCTGTCTGTTACCGACCACAGCCTAAAAGTATACGCAGAAAAATACGGCGTAACCATCCCCGCAAATTATGAGGAAAGGAGCAAGCAATGATGAAAAATGGAAACCATCAATACATCATTAAGCTGATTTTAAGCGACCGGCCGGATCAGAAAGAATATTACACCGGCTTGCTGGAATTCGGCAATATTTGTATCGCGCAAACAACAGCGGACATCGACAGTCCAAATGTTAGAACATTCGACAGTCTTTGGGATGCCGTTGCAGAGTTCCAGCGCATTTCTCACAGCGCACAGAATATACAGGAAGATAATGCAACCTTCATTAAAAAGGACAAGGAGCAAACAGGAAATGACGATTAAAAAAAACACCTTAGTTAAGGTTGGGCACACCAGGCATGGAGTTTTTAATGCCAAAGCTGTTAAAAATTTTAACACAGATGACGAATGGTATCCATTAGTACTAACTGACAGCCTGTCAGAAGGGATGAGTACTATTTGGATTAAAGACGACGCAATACCGTGTAGAAAATCTCACGTTAGATACATTGAGATAATAAAGGAGCAACCAGCATGACAGACCTTAATAAATTCACTGCTACCGGCAGAATAACAGCGAATGCCGAATTAAAGTACACACAGTCCGGCACAGCCTGCACGACATTCAGCATTGCGGTCAACAAATCGTATAAAAAAGATGACACATGGGAAGAACGGGTTCATTTTTTCAACTGTACCATCTGGGGTAAATACGGCGAATCGATGCAAAAACATCTTTCAAAAGGCAAACAAATTGCCATCGAAGCGGAATTAAACCACAATCCGTGGACGGATAAAAACGAGGTACGGCATAACGACGTAGTTCTAAACATTCAAAACATCGTGCTGCTCAGCTCACCCAAAAATAAAGGGCAAGCAAGCGATATACAAGATACGCCACAAGCAGCGTCTACCGGCGAATATCCCGACAATATTCCGTTTTAAGAAGGAACACACCAGATGGCAAAAATTATAACCGTATCAAGTTACAAAGGCGGCGTCGGCAAAACGACGATTATAACAGCAACGGCCGAAATACTTGCAAGCAGAGGATACCACTCGCTCATTATAGACCTCGATAGCAACTGTACCGTCTCCCGCTGTTACAATAAACTGTTTCAAGATATAACCTCAAAAAATCTTTTGTCGGAAACCGTAACAGATTTTAAAGGCGTCTATCCGGCAAAAGAATATATCGACATCATTCCATCCTGCCTTGAAAATCACCTTTTGAATAACATTATGGATATGCAACTAAAAATCAATCTGCAAAAGACGGGATTAAAAGAAAAGTACGATTATATTTTAATCGACCCGCCGGGACATTGGTGCGCACATACGCGAAATGCCGTCTTTGCCTCTGATGTACTTATCCTTCCCGGCACGTGCTCTTCACTCGATTTTTCTGCAATCAAACTTTATTTCGATATTTTGCAAAATTGCTGCATCGAAGCAGACACGTATGTATGTATCAATAAAGCAAACACTAAGACAAACGAACCGGGCATTATCGAAAAATACAACGCAGCATTCGGCGATTTTCTTATTCCCGGCAGTATCCCCGATATAAAGTCCCTAAAACGGCTAACAGAGAATGTGAACTATCCGCTGCATCAAGCGGTAAAAAACCGACTTGAACAGTACATCGATTTTTTTATTAAAGGAGACACATCATGCCTAAATTAGAACCGGCAGGCGTAACACAAAAAATAAGCCTTTCTCAAATCATCGAAACCGGCAATGTCCGTAAGGAATATCAGGATATTGAAGAGCTTGCCAAATCAATAAAAGATTCAGGGCTCATGCAGCCGATTGTTGTGAAACGTGCCGGAGTAACGGACTCCGGTATTCAGCAGTATGAGCTGATAGCCGGACACCGCCGCAAAAGAGCTTTTGAATATCTTTGTTCAAAAGGCGACGATTTCAATATGATCGATGCTATTATAAAAACCGGTGACACCCTTACACTGCAACTTATTGAAAACATTCAGCGAAATGATTTAACGGCGGCGGAACGGGAACAAGGCGTTGCCGAAATGCTTGCAACCGGTATTTCACAACAAGAAATCAGTTCAAAGCTGGCTAAAACGGAACAATGGGTATCGAAACACTTAGCGGCGCATAGAGTAAGGGTACTCCTGCAGCAGCAAAATATTGACACCGAACAGTACGAAACGACAACCTTAAATGTATTTCGCACGGTTCCTGAATCTGATTTAAAACCGCTCATTGAAAAAACAGCAGCGCTAGGCGGAACGAGAGCAGCAGCAGAAGCAGTAATCCGCATATATAAAAATAGCACTACACAACCAGCGAAGTCGGAACCGACAACGCACAGCAATACAGATCGCTCAACCGAATCAGCAATGACTACACCTCCGGTTAATCCAACAACTGCCGACACAGCAGATAAAACACATACTTCGACCGCCTCATTGTCGAGCGCCCCTGTTTCAGCAGCAAGAGAAAAGAATGAACCGGCACAATCTTTTTCGCAAGCAGCCTCAAAACAAATACACTCCCACTCGGAGACAAAATCAAACAACATTGCAGCCAATGAAGAAAAAATACCTGTTGCGGACAAGCTGATAAGTTCAAAATTCGTATTCGCCGAAATTACCGCCTACATTAAAGCGATAGAAAATACTATTAAAACACTCGATTCGGATTCGGCAAAACTGCTTGAACAAGCAAAAATTGAAGCAGCCTACGATATTATCGCATTGCTGCATACGGACACAGAGATATAATCGATGCCGAATAAACCCGGATGGCTGTATAAATACAGCGAAACACTCAAACAAGAAACAGCCTATCATTGCGAATCCGGCTGGGTTTTCTGCCAGGACGGAACAAAATACAGTCCTACGGAAATACGGCAACTACAAAAAGCCGGTATAACGGCGCTTCCGCTAAAAGTGCACACCGTTAAAAAGGTATTTGAAGGAATAATTGTCGATATACGGCATAAAACACCTCCGGCTGCCGTATCCCACTCGGAACAAGCAAAACAACCGACTACTGCCGTTCAGCAAAAACCGGCTGCAGTACAACCGGAACAGCTAAAACCAATAAAAAAAGCAGATGATATTTACGACGAATACGGGAGACTGCAAATATGGTAACGGATGCACAAAGAACGGCTCGGATTCTTTGATTATACAAACAAATGACACACGGCAGCTTATTTTCAGGAATTGGCGGGTTTGAATTGGGTGCTCAAATGGCAGGAATAGAAACAATATGGAATTGTGAAACAGATCCCTTTTGTCGCAGTATTCTAAAAAAGCATTTTCCCAATGCAACACAATACACGGATATAACCAAACTAAAAAGTCCACCCTATACAGATATTATCTCAGGCGGGTTCCCGTGCCAAGACCTATCAATTGCAAATCCTAAAGGAGAAGGACTTGAAGGAAAAAGAAGTGGATTATGGAAAGAGATGTTTAGAATTATTTACGAAACAAGACCTCGATATGTACTCATCGAAAACAGCCCGATGCTGCTTAGGAAAGGTCTCGGAGCTATTTTGTTTGATCTTTCCCAAGTCGGGTATGATGCAGAATGGCATTGTTTACAAGCAAGGGACTTTAGCTTGCCACACAAAAGAGAAAGACTGTTTATCATTGCCTACTCCAAACGCATCGGATGCATTGGTAATATTATCACAAAAGAAAAGTATCAAAAAAGTTTTCACAAAGAAGCAACAAGAGACAGTCATTTATCATTGCCAATTAAGCGGTTTAACGCCCGATCAGACTACGACACTGTACGAATGTATAATGGGTTTTCCACCGAACTGGACAAAAATAGAATAAAAGCATGCGGAAATGCTGTTATCCCTTCAATAGCCCGCTTCCTTTTTGAATGCATACAAGAACACAATACATAAGAAGGTAAGACACACATGAACTTTGACAAATACAAAAACAGACTGATAGAATATTTACGGATAAAAGGTATAAAAGCGGAACGGGGACTTGTCCGTTGTTTTAATCCTGAACATGAAGACCGAAACCCGTCATGCGAACTGTTTGATGATCATTTTGTATGCTATTCAGGAAATTGCGGCATACACGGCGATATTTATGACGCCGTAGGTATTTTAGAAGGTATTACCGATAAAAAAGAACAATTCAAAGCAGTCGAAGCCGCATTCGGCAGCGGATACACCCCAATTAAACAATCGGAAAAACAAACAGCAAAAAAAGAAACCTTTACGCCGGACGATGCAGCCTGTGCTGCATTTGAAAAATATCTTGCCGGCAATAAGAAATCAGAAAATCAAATACGGAGCTTTCTCCAGACACGGGCAAACGTAACGAGAGGCTCCGGCACCAACTATCCTTCAGGCATTGTAGATAATTTGGTAAAGTATTTTTTTTACTGGCCAGGCTACGACATCGCCAGCGCCGAAGCCGGTATAGCTGTGCTGCGCGGCGCCGGCGTTCCGTTGCCGCATCCCCAAAAGGGATATTCAAGCTGGCAGCATTCCGGTGTCGTTATCAAATTAGGTTCAGGATATAAGCTGCACTATTACGAAAATTTCGTATGTGAAAAACGCGGTACAAAAAGCTGTAAAACATTTCCAATGCCCGGCGCAATCGATACCAAGAAACCGGTTATATTGGTAGAAGGCGAAATGGATGCTCTTTCCTGCGCTGCTGCAGGAATAGAAAACGTCTTTTCAACAGGAGGCACGGAAGGTTTAACCGGCCCTAAAATAAAACAGTATTTATTATCGGTTCCCGAAATCATCATTTTTTTTGATAAAGACATTGCAGGCCGCAAAGCATCAGGATTAGTTGCAATCAACGAAAACGACAAGCGGAAAACAAATCTTCCTGATACATTACGAAAAGCAGGGTATAAAGGCATAATCAAAACGGCTTCTTTTCCGGATGAATTCCCGTATAAAGACCAAGACGAAGCTATCTGTGCCGGTAAACTTGAAGCGGTACTGCAAGCGATAGAAGACGCAAAAGAATATACTCCGCCGGGAAAAAAAGAAAAAGAACCTGCCGTATTCTGGGAATCCTTCAACACAGTGAGTATTAAGCAACTACGCAATCTTTTAAAAAAAATTCCGCTTGCTGATATGGATGATAAAGATGTACAACCGTTCGTTAGCGCCTGCATAAAAGCGTGCGGAAACAATCAGATTACGCAAGAATTATTAAAATGGGGAGCAAGTTCTGAACAGATTGAAAATGAAAACGACCACACCCCTTATTTTTTGATTGAAGCGTGTGAAAAATACAGTGCGTCAAAATATTTGCGAAAGGCGATTGAACAGGCGCTCATTCCGGAAAAAGAAATCCTTGCAAAAATTAAAGAGCAGAAAACAATCGTCGAAATCGATTATAAAGCAATGCGTACAAATGCGAATGCGTTGCAATTTTTAACAACCGGCGGTGTCCGCTCCGCCTCACAACTTGTTTCTGATGTACTACAAGGGCGGCTCATTTATGTAGAAAATGAAAAGAAGCACTATTTTTTTAACGGACATATTTGGACACGTGAACCGGATATAGCAGGCATTTCTTATAGTATTCTTGCAAATGTCTTACGTTCTTTTCTCGGAATATCCAGAGAAGGGAAAACAAAAATATATGAATTGCTATTAAAAATAGAAGCACGGCGTTTCCGTGTAGAACTGGCACAAGACCTTTCCGGTCTTAAGCCGGAAGTATTCCGTGAAAACGTCCTTTTTGACGGGCCGACCGTACAAGAATCGCTCACACTGATTGACGGTGTTATGGATTTTTCAGGCAACAAAATTGTCTTTAGAAAATCAACACCCGAAGAATACCGACGCGATGTGCTGCCGTACCGTATGGAAGCTGTAGAGAAAGCTACAGAACCGACTAATTTCCTTGCGTTTATGAAATCAAACTTCAAGAATGAAGAAACTTTGCAAACATTGATGTATTATTTATCACTTATCCCGTCGCGAAATATGCAATTTAAATACGGCGGTATTTTTATCGGGAAAACGCATACCGGCAAAACTACAACGATAGAGTTACTCAAAGATGTCTATACTGATATGATAGACCGCATCCCTGCTGATATTCTCGTTTCGCAAAACAAACGGCGGGTATCAGGGAACGAAGCAACCCCATATATCGCCCGCCTTGAAGGAAAAGGCGCTGCTATCGTGCAGGAGACGGAACGCAACGGCTATTTGAACGCTGCACTATGGAAAGAACTCACCGGCAATGATACGCTTACCGCCCGCAGACTTTACAAAGACCCGCATGATTTTACTCCGACCGCACAGATTATTATGTGTACGAACCACAGCCCGCGTTTTGACGCACACGAACAAGCAACTATAGACCGTATGCTTGTCATTCCCTTTTCCGTACAGCACAAAAAAGGAGGTAAAGACACAAAGTCTCTTTCAACAATTTTAAAATCGATACGGGAAGAATACCCTGCAATTATTAAATACTTTGCAAACCTGTATATTGAATTAAAATATAAATATGAAGGGGCAATCCCCCTATCGGAAGAATGCAAGAACTACAAAGAGAACTACGTAAAGGATCAGGAAACAGACCTCGATAAATTTGTATCGGATTGTATTGAAATTGATATGTCCGGCGACGCTTTTGAAACAGTACAAGCGGTATACGACCAGTATCTTAATTACTACGAATTAGCAGCTGATGATAAAGAAGCGCTCACCCGTAACAAGTTTGTACGTTTTATGAAGCATGACTACATCGAAATTAAGTATAAACAGAAAAAAATAAATGGTAACCCCGTCTTATGTTTTATCAATGTGCGGCTTAAAAAGATTGAAGGAGAAGCAACGCAACCCACCCTTATCCCTGAAAATAGTACGGCATTTACACCATCCGATGACATGCCGCCCCCCCAATGAAGACCCGTTTGCATAAGGAAAGAATAATGATACCGGCATCACCTATCGATATTTTAGCACACACAGGATATTCCGAATACGATACGGTAAAACAACTGCATGAACGCCATTATGACGACTTTATTGAATTGACGATATACCGGCGGAATAATCTTTTTGCATACGGCTATAAATTAAAAATCCACCGCATCATCAGGCAAAAAACACCGCATGAAACAGCCTTTATACACACATCGATAACCGCCGCACTATCGGCAGCGAAACAAGATATACAAAAACAGTGCAACAGCAATAGAAAAGCAAAAACGACACTGCTGCAATTTACAATCGTACTGCACAATCAATTAGAACTATTTTAAATAAGGAATGAATTATGTCGCAGATTGCAAAAATGATTATTAACGATCCTGAAAGTTTTCATCTTTTAACGACCGATGCTAAAGAACGGATTATAAAAGCGGCAACAAATACGGTTAATATCCAAGCTGCGCTTGCGAAAAAGCAGAATGTAAAAACTATGAAAGGCACCTTTACACTGCGCAACACATTTACGACACGGCAAGTACAGTATGATCAAATGCCGAAAGGACGCTATGCACTCCATGCGATACACTCGACAATCGGCGTAACAGAAAAAGCCGCCTATATGGAACGGCAAGAAAAAGGCGGTATACACAAACCGGCTACCGGCTCCACACTTGCCATTCCTACCGACATTGCCCGAAGCGGCAACCGAGCAAGACCGGTTGCAAGGATGTATCGAGTCAACAAGGTAAAAGCGCAAAAGGTACGCGGCGCATTCAAAAAGAACATAGCATCAAAAAAAGCCCGGCAAGTTGCACGGGCTTATATTGCATTTAAAACCGGTAAACTACTATCTTACGGCGGAAATCTGCATAGAGTTACCCGCTTTAAAGCAAAAAACGGAAACGTATCGTTCAGATTGAAACAAGCATACAGCTTTTCAAAAACACAAACCCGCACACCGCCTCAACCATTCTTTCTGCCATCCTGCGAAAAACCAGCCGCAGACGGTCAAAGAATATTTAACGCTCAAATGGATAAACTGCAATAGGCACCACTCCGGTTATTCCAATAGAATTTTGTTGCTATTCTACCTTCGGATAGCGCTGCTTTATCTCCGCTATTTTCGCAAGCCATTCGGCTTTATCGATGTCTCCGCGCAGTGCCTGCATACCGAGCAGATCGGCTTCCAACCGGTAGGCGGCTTCTCGCTGACGGTCAATGTATGCGTTATATTCTTCCTTGCTGATAAGCCCTGCATCGTACTGTTCTTTTTCTGTTTTTTGAGGTTCAGGATCAGCTAGATACGGTGTCGCATCATTTTTAAATTTGATGATTTTTCCTTCCGATTGACCCTTAAACAATCGCGTATGCTCTTCTTCTGTTATTTTCTGATATGCAAGCCAAGCACTACTTTGCTCAAGTGCAAAACCATATTGAACCGTATCGTTTGCCATTCTTTTAAAAACATAAATCATAACGCAACATCCTATATTCTTATAGACCAACCGCAATATAATTCAATTCGCCACTGTACCCTCGATAATTATTATCATTCCATATTCTTACATCAACCCCCGACGTTTTTTTTTCTACTATCGAACAAGCCCCAACTTCAAGAGCGCCGTCTAATTCAACCATACAAACAATTGCATAATCGGTCGATTGGAAAGACAGTGGAAAGAAAAAAGATGTCCAAGGGTTGTTAAATAGGTAAACTCCGCTTTTTACCCCCCACTGCAGTAGCAAACCATTCCCAAGTTTTATATAGCCGGTATCTCCCGAAAACGCGGTTACCGGTACGAGCATACCGGCATCATTGCCTGCGTGATAGCCATCAACAGTGTCGGCATTACAACCATCAACGCGTTTCTTTAACACTTCTGTAACAGCGTTATTTACGTCATCCTGTGCACCACCTGTAAGAAGATTATACACCCAATTAGGACTTGCCGCCCACGGTTCATTGAGCTGTATTTCTTTTGTATTAGGGGCTCTATTCGCCGTCTTAACTAAGCCGATGCCTTGTACGGAATTTTTACCTGAATAATCGCCTTGTGAAGCCAATTTTGGCAATAGTTTTTTAATTGCTTTTAACACATCCGATTCTTCCGCATTATCAGGCTTACCGGAAACTTTGTTTATATCACCAAACGCTTCTATAAAAATAGCCTGAAACGCACCATTAATATCGTTCATCCAGTCTGCCAGCAATGGCGTACCATCTGTGCTTTCAGCTGTCGTCGCATTAATTGCTTTTCCACCAGGATACTTCGGATCAGTATCATCCCGATAGTCTGTATAATTTTGATCAATTTTTATCATTTAATAACCTCCACCTTTACTTTATATTTCTACTTATCTATACCCACTCTATAAACATTACAGCAACCGTATGTACCGGTTTAATTTTTAAGATTAAATATTCTATATAATTTCTAAATTCTTTTTTTATCTGCAATTTTTCAATATAAAGAATTTCATTTTTGTTATTGCGAACAACACTCTTACAAATAAAATAGCAATATACCCAAAACCGCCGATCATTTTTAATTGAGTACAGCTCAGAAACATCGTTCCGTAAAATTGTAGGTAAAAAACCTTCATCTCCAATTCTATAACCACATACAGCTTTTGTATTTTTACAACACAGCTTTTTATTTCCGCACACAGCAACATTCGTAATACTCCGCCGGCGCGGATTGCTTACTGGGGTGTTTTCAACAACTAAAATATTTGCATCGATGTTCCTTAACATACTTTCGAGAAATACCGAAGATTGCCCACCTTTATTTATCCGCCACAAAGCAGCAAGAACATTCCGCTGTTTTACTAATTCTTTACTTGAGAAAACAACGGCAAAAACCTTTTCCCAATCATCAATACAACGGCTTGTTTCAGGAAACATGTCGAAGTAAACTCGTTCCATCTCACACCGTATGTCTTCCGGCAAAATAGCAATCGCTTTTATTAACCTTCGTTTGTTACTGTCTATTGTAAAATTGGAAGCTCTCGATCGAGGAAACAATAATTTTATCGCATCAAAAAAGCCGCTCAATACCGCACCCCATCTATCGCTAAAGCGCCAAGCCTTGCTAATTCACCGTTATCAAGAGTATACAACGGCACTAACTTTCCATCTTTCCGTATCTCCGCGGTTTCAAATATCGCCTTGACGGATACCGCTATTTGATTAACAACCGTTATAATATGATTTTTTGAAATAACATTTGTCCGATTGTTATCATCGGAAAGACCTCGTATGTACAGGTCTCTATCTAAAAAATAATTTTGTAATGCGGGCTTTACCACCTGCGCAAAATCCGCAGGGACAATTCCTGATACGCCAGTAATTACAACATCAAAGACCGCAACGCTAACCGGTTTTACATTTGAATATGAATCGTCGTTTTTCGGATCAAGCATTGCCGTTAAAGGTTTCCGTGTCGCCTTGCCTGTTTCAGGATCATACGTACACGCTTCCCCTACCTTTTTTAATAAGCCTTTATCAGGAATACGATCGGCATATACATCAGGAATACCGGACACATATAGCAGCACGCCGCCCGGCTGCTCTTTATCATTGTATGGATATACATTCAATACGCCCGGAACTTCCGACGCCCAAATTCGGTAATCCGCTAATGCGCCGCCTTGCGGCTGTAAGCGAAACCGGTTAACAACTCTGTTGCGGTAACTTGATTCACGTTCGTTATCCAACCCTACTCTTGCAACATCCGA